GAATACGCTGCTCTGGGCCTCAACTTATAGTCACGCCATACATCAACAGATCTAAAAGTTATCAACTGCCTTTTGAAGGCATGTTCAACGAAAGGGTCTACGACGTAGCGGATACAGATGACGACGGTCGAATTGATAATCCTGGCCACGTTCTATACGAAATGCCGCAAAGAACAGGCCAAAAGGATCAACACAGTTGGTCAGGTGGTCTATCAATACAAGCAACGATCCCGCTTGATGGTGGACTCCAGGCACGATGCAAAGCAATGGTCGATGCCAACATTAGATTGCATCAACAACTTGTAGAAACTCGGAGATTAGAATATGAACTTGCGAGGCTCAAAGCCTGCTCAGATCAAAAACTAAGAGGCGTAGAATTTCACCCCAAAAGTCCTTATTTTGCAATATGCGCTGATGTTGTAATCAAGCCGAAGCCTGGGCAAGTTCTGCCGCACAGGCACGCTATTTCCGCGCCAACCGCTGCGTCTGCCTCCTCTCAAACACGCTTACCGGTTTCCCCTTACGACCCAGCAAACCCTGGATCTTCTTTGCAATCTTCTTCACAGCCGGCTTCACAGCCTTGAGCAGCAGCGGAGTCGCTAGACCAGCTGACACGCCAACCATCGCAGTGATCGCGACGGGCGTCACCTCAGCAAGGCTGGGTACAGCCGAAGCCACTTGTTCAGGCAGTGGGATGCTTTCATATAGCACTTTGCACTCACCCTCTCGAATCTCATAACCAGCGATGCGTTCGCCGTCACCTACTAACGTGCCAACCTTCTTAGCCCTCAGCGGCGGGCACCTCGGATCTTGATCAAAAGCCGGCTGAGGAAGTTTCGGCGTAATTGGCGTTGGCGCTGGTGGAGCTGGAGGCGCAGGCGGCGGGTTAGGCAAGACCGGAGCAGGATCAGACACAAGTTTCTCGGGCCTGAAGTCCATCGGGTCAAAGCCCGGCATATCGATAATCGGAACGCCAATGTTGTGCGTCACCGGAGGCGCAGCAGGAATTGACAGGACTGGAGCGTTCACCCAAACCCTGTCGACGCCTATTTGAGGAATCTCAGGCACTAAAACGGAATTGCTGGGCCGGTCTCGCTAGGCATCAGCTCTTTTACCTGAGTCGGCATTGCTTCTGTGATTGAGCTGTCCAAACGGTCAAACAACACCGTTGTGATCTTTAGCTCAATCTCACTAAATGCTTTTTCAACCATTGCTGGTCCTCGTAGCACCGCGCCAACAATCAGCGCAGTGTTGGCAGCAGCAAGGATGAAACCAGCAGCGCCGAGAACGTTCAGATACTTCTGCATGGTTAGGGCTGGTTTGTAAATGATTGCCCTCTGATGGGTGTGAGGAAACACCAGAGGGCTGCGGGTGTGTTCAGGTCCGCTTCAAAAGACTACCTAGAACTTAACCTTCCCGCCAAGCTTCAGGCCATAACCTGCATCGATGTTCTCGTATTTTGCATACGAAACCTCTCCGTAGATATCGATCTTGTCCGCAACAGGAGCAGAAACCCCAGTTTTCGCAGAGAAGCCCATTTCTACGTCTCCAGCTTGTGGCTGCAGCCAACTAGGCCCACCCTGGATGTAGAACGCTCCGGATTCATACCCGATGCCAACGTCCATTACAGCGCCGCCGTAGGTAGAACCACTCCAAGCGCCATTCCACTCAGGATTTACGAACCAATTCCCCGCCTTTGCTGCAGAGAGGGGAGCCAAGGCAAGTGCGCCGAAAGCGGCTACACCAAGAGCAATTCGCTTGATCATTTGATTGTTGATTAGCGTTTTTCGTGCCCACCTTACAGGCTTTAGGCAAAAGTGCCGATGGCGCGTTAGCCATTCTGGTTAGTGGTTACCGACCCAATTGGCGTACTTGATGTGCAAGCCGGTGTATAGGCCGTGCATTGCGTGACCTGGATTGTCCCGGCCATCGTGCATGTAAAGGGCTTCAATCCACCGCACACGATTTCGCATCGCCACAACATCTTCTGCCCCAGGTTTGCAGGGGATCATCGGGTCAGGTCGAGTCATTACTCAGCAGGGTCAGGCGTGTTGCCTTCAGCGACCCACGCAAGGTATTCCTGATAGTCGGTGTTGTCGGGTTGGAGCGGGATGCTCATGTTTTTATCAACCCACAGAACGGAACACTCAACGCCGTCAATTTGTTGCAGTTTGTATCTAGCCATTAGAGTTCAGCGGATAAAGAGATGTGACCGCCATCAGCAATTACAAGCTGTATAGGACGCCCACCGGTCATGCCGCTAGTGCTAAATGAAAGGAAGAGCGATCCAATAGTTCCAGAGGCAATTGAGGGACTAGACAAAGTATAAGTAGAGGCTTGTTGGTCGTCAGCAGAGCAAGAGCTGGCAGTAACTGATGGAACCGTGCGCATGGCAGCAATAAGCGCAAAGTAAAAACGTGCGGATGCACTTCCCGCAGCAATACCCATTCCTGCATAAGCCGCGGTGGTATTGTTAGTTGTATAGTATTGGAAATATCTTAGACACCTCTGCAGCTCATCACCAAAGCTTCTGTGCTCAAACGGTGTTGCCTTTGCCCCAACCTCAAGCTGAATACCAGTAATCAACCAATCATTGTCAGTGCTATCGGCAAAATTGACCTGACCCGTTGCGCTACTGCCATCACTTGATGCACGCCAAGTTGTGTTCAGTGACCCACCTTGCACAGCAGATCCAGCAACTAACCACCAGTTAATCTCTAGTGAAGAAGCGTTGTCATTGTTAAAAGCACTGCCTGCCGTGTCGGCTGGAAATGTCAACGTGTATCGGTTCCAGTTTGTGTCTGAAACTGTATAACTTGCTGAAATGTCTCTTGTGTTGTCACGATCAAACAACTCAACAACATACGTTCCTGTCTTTGTTGCTTTTACATAAAAAGACAAAGTGAGCTGCTCAGCGGCTGATGTACCTTTTGCCGTTCTTTGAAGGTCAAACCCTTCAATTTTATGCGTCAACTTAATCTCTTCATTAGATGCAGTTGAAGTGTCCGCAGTAGTTACATCAATCTTCAGACTTGCCCCAAAACCATCCGGGGTATCTGTTGCTTGCGTGACTGTAAAAGCCGCACTGCTGTTTTGAAAGTACAGCTCGTGTCTGTCACAGTGATAAGCAGTTGAATTCACGCCCGTAAAACTTGTGCCACGCTGTGCAATTTGCATCGCACCGTTGTGGTTAATACGCCTTCCACTTAGCTGACCAGTAGTTGGCAGCTGAACGCCGTCAAGCTGAACATGCCCCGTTGAATCGATAGCAATGCCGCCATCAGACGTGGCGGTGTTCTCGATCTTGTTGACCTTAAGCGTGCTCATCTCAGGAAGGCTTTACGGGCCAAGTGGGGTTTGCTGGATCGCTGGTGTTGGCTGGCAGATCGCGCAGCTCCTGTCTGTACGTTTTTAACGCAGCGGGAATGTTGGTGCCAAGCTCCTTATGCTTAACAACCTCCCAGTCAGTGTCAGACAGCAGTTGAGTGCGTTTAGCGCGTAGGGCGCTCCAAGCGTTCTCTGTCGCAACTTCAACAGCAGCAGCATCAACAACTGATTGATCAAGCGTAATTTGCTTGCCGTCAGCGTCAAAAGCTCCAGTGCCGTCGTCGATGGTGACCACATTTGGGTAAGCCCGGTAAATAGCAGAATGGTTCATACTGCGACCTCCATAACAGTCAAAGTGCTAATTCCGCGACCTCTAATTGCTGAATTATCGTCAGCTCCTGTTCGGTTAATGAAAACATTCCCCCCACCACTGTCCATGCCAACCTGCACTGAATAAGTGAGATTAGAACTGCTATCGTGATCATGAAGAAAATTAAAAGAGGCACCCATAGCTATATGATTGCCTGAGACACGAAATGCAGTAGTAGTTCTTCTGCGGCTTCCTTCTGCATCTCCTGTTGCTGCTGTAAGAGTCGAGCCACCTAAGCCAAAAGTCAAATAAACGGCGTAATCGTCAGTTGTTGTGTTAGCCAGACCAATGCTCGCAAGTAGAAGCATTTTTGTTGTCGCACTTGTTGGCGTAATCGTCACAGACAACCCGGTAACATCAGTTTGACTTGAGTTTGAGGTGCTAAATCTATCAGTTTTAGTAACTGATTGGACTTGCAAAATACTGCCCGCTGGCATGTTGCTCCCAGCGAGCGCCGCAAACTCCAACGTCCCAGCAGTGCCGCTGTTTTTAAGGAATTGGTTTGCGCTGCCGTTACCGGCTGGCAACGTAAGCGTGTTGTCACCTGCTGTTGCAGGTGCCGTAATCTCAGAAAAGCCTGAGTTGCTGCCGTTCAGTCTTAAGCTCATGGTTTAGTAGGCCAAACAGGACTTGCAGGATCGCTGGTGTTAGTAGGGAGATCCCGTAACTGCTGACGATAGGTACGCATGTCTGCGCTCAGAGTAGCGTCAGACAATGCCAAATAGTCAGTCTCAGCGAGCAGTTGAGTGCGCTTGGTTCGCAATTCGCTCCAGGCATATTCTGTTGCAACTTCAGCAGCGGCGACGTCAACAAGTGACTGGTCAAGCTTTACTTCATTCCCATCAACATCAAACGCCCCCTTGCTGTCGTCAATAAGAAAAACCTGCGGATAGGCTTTGCGAATAGCTTCGTGGTTCATGCTGCTACCTCCATGAGAACAAGGTGACTAGCCCCCATGAAATGGTCTGCGCTAGTTCCACCATGCCCATTTCTATTAACAATAAGAGTTCCAGAGTCGGATTCGCCGCCCACCTGGAGATTGTACGTCACTTGGCTAGTCGTACTTGGTGAGTCGAGAAAAGATTGTGCGCCTTGAACATTAGAAATAGTATTGGAACACATAAGATTCGATGCGCCTGAACGAGTTCTGCTGTCCAACGCATCTCCAATCCCAACCGCCGTACTATCCCTTAAAATTCTTATACCCATCATAAAATTTGCAGAAGTGCAGGAGAGATTGCAGGTCCACGTAACTAAAATTTTGTTTGAGCTGGACGAAGGCGTAATCTGTGCCGAAAAAACAGTTGAAAAGTTACCCTGAGAACCAGACACAGAAAAAAGATCAGCTTTTGCAACGTGCACTACTTGCAAAATTGCCCCAGCGCCGCGCTTTGCGGCTGTGACCGCTCCGGCGGCAATCATGTCCGTGTCAACAATCCCGTCAGGCAGGCCGCCAACCGATACGCCTGTGATTGTTCCGTCGCCGTCAATCGTGATTGCCATGATCAGCTGATAACGAGGTGGGACGTTGCAGGCACCGTGACGGTGACGCCGCTGTTGATGACCAGTGGGCCAACGGCGTGAGCACCACTGTTTGCACTGATGCTATATGAGGTCGTTACGGTCAGGCTATTTTCATAAAAAACACTGTCGCCGCCACCGCCAGTCGCTCCACCGCCAATCGCACCCCAAGCGCCGCCTGCGTAACCTTCAAAAGTGCTGGACGAACTGTTGTACCTAATGTCGCCATTAGCAACCCCCGAGTAGGCATTACGCTGAGTCGTCGTGCCAACAGGCACCCGCAGGGCGGTTGTGCTGCTGATGATGACATTACCCGTGAACGTCGGGCTTGCTAGTGGAGCGAGCCCAAAGTTGGCCGATCCAATACCGCCAACAGTGCTGACGTTGATGTAGGCATCGTTGGCCGCATTCCTAATCTTGAGGGTGTTGTCGCCAGTATCGACGTACCACTGAAATGCGAACGTCGTGGCAGGGTCGCTTGAGCTGCTGTTATTTGACGCAACAGCAGACAGCGCGTTATTTAAATCCGAACGGAATGCCGCACCTGTGGCGTTCGCAAGATTGTAGTCGTGTGTTGCCACAACAAATCTGCTTGGTATCGCCTAATTCTACTGCCCCCGGCCATACCCGTTCGCTGAGTATGTGAAATTGCGATTGACGTTGTTGTCGCTTGCGTCCAGCACATCGATGTCAAACCCGGTGCTGCTGACGTTTGAGATGTTGAACCGTTCGTTGGCCCCTAGGTTTTGCACGGTGATTCCAACGCTTGGCAAATGGGCATTGACACCCCCAAGGGCTGACGTACCAGTGAAAAACGGCTTTTCAAACGTCACTGACTTAGTGCTAGTGCCGCTGGCGATTTCTGCGTCTGACGACTCTGTGCGTGACTTCAGCTCGATCTTGTAGCCCAGCTCGTCAACAAGGATGTTTTCGTCCACCTTGTCGCTAGTCAGCTCTACCTTGAATTGGAAGCCACGGCCCTTAAACGTACCGCTGTTGAACGGTTTGAAATCGCCATAAGTCGGTGATCCGCTTGGATCGTCATTCGTGGTGCGTACATACAGCTCTGCGTTGACGTTGTTCACGTCATCCCCGTCAATGTCGTCCCAGTCGTCGATGTTTGCGGTGCGACCATCCATAAGGTCTCTTGGCAAGAACGCCCGCGTAACAAACCGACGCTCCAACTCAACAGCGTTCAGTGCCAGGCCCATGTCAATAGTGTCAAGGAAGGTGTACGTTCCAAGCGGCTTAATGTCGCCAAGAAAGTCAATAACCTCAATGTCATCGATACTGCTCTCGTCATCTATCAGCTGAGAACCGTCAAGAGTTAGAGCGTCAAACTCATCGCTGTAGAAAGTATCCACATGCGTGCCTTGGAACGGCAGTGGTGTTTGTTGATCTTCCCGGTGGTTTTTGACAACTAAATCACCAAACGCATCAGGCTGATCCACGATGACGCTGGCGTCAGCAGCACTAAGCCTGCCGCCGTCATCTGCAAATTTGACGATATACTCCCCTTCAAGTAGCGAAACATTCGCCTCGGTTGAGTTGCCTGCAATTGCAGTAATCAAGTCAACACTGTTACTGAAGGTTGCCGAACCATCAGTCTTACTGCTGTGGCGAATGTGAACCTTGCCCCCGACCTTTACATCAAGGTCAACAGCTTCGTCCCACTTCAATCGTGCAGAGTTGGTTGATATTGCCTCAATCGTTAGATTTTGGACGTTGCCAGGCACCGCTGTTTTGCCTGCAAGTTCAAACGTGTTTTTGACAATTGTGCTTTGTCGACCGATATAGTTGTAAGCAATAATTTGAACCTCTAAGGTGCCAGTCTTCAGCCCTTTAATTTGTGTTGACGCTGAAGAGGTGATGATTTCTTGAAAATTATTATCATCAAGACGGTATTTAACGCGGTATTCAGAAACTCTACTGCGGTCTCCTGTCCAGCTTAAATCAACGCCAGTCCTTACAATTCCATCTTCCTCGTATAAAAACTCTGTGGCAGATACATTGGAAACAGGGTCCGGGGTAGATGACAGATTGGTTATGTCGCGTTGCGTCAAGTTGAGGTCTTCCTCAACAGCGTCATAAATAGTTTCGTTGTATCTGATCGCAGTGACAGAAAAAACACCGTCATCGCCTTCAGCGACGGAAACAACACGGAACTGCTGTGACTGAATATCAGTGGTTTGAATCAACCAATTTGAGTTTGCTGCTGGGGCTTGGCTAAAATCGCCAGAGATAGTGACAACTGCAGAATCAATAGAGTCAATGCCCTTTGTTTCTACGAGGCCAGTTGGCAAGACCACAGAGAGTGTAGGTGACTGATCAGTGTCCACAGAAAGGTCAGTGGTGCTGTCGATTGTCACTGCGGTTGTAGTCGCAGACTTCACACGCCCCACCCGCCGTGTCCCACCACGAACAGGGTCAGCAACGTCAATGACCATCCCAGGGCGCACGACAATGCCTGACTCAATTCCAATCGAAAACGTGCAAGTCTCTGTTAGTTCTTGTTCGCTTAAAAGCGTCCACTTGCCCAGCCTGTTTGCCTGGCCTTGCGAATAGCAGCCGACAGCTTTGATGTCCTTATTAATGACACCGTACTTACTGACTGCATCATCATCTTCAACATACTCAAAGGAAACCTCACCCAAGTCGTCGTAATTTTGGTACGCAACGGTCGCGCATGTATGTCGTGATTTTTGCGATGACCCTGAATAAGTGAACAGGCCATCAACAACATTTGAAGGCCCAATAAGATACTGCGGGTCAGCTGGTTTGTCCTGCGAAAGCACAAGCGATCCAGCACCGTAATGAGAGATGCCCCGAAAGATGCTCGTCATTTCAGAGATGACATTGAACACTTCATCGCGGCTATTCAACAGCATGTTGCAGGCGAAGCGCACTTCTTGGCCGTTCCTGCCGTCTGAAACCAGCTCATTGCAATACTGCGATATTGAGAAAAAGTCGTAACGGTCTAGTGAAGACTCAGGTACAGAGCATCCGTACCTTGTGTCTGTCAAAAGATCAAACAGGCACCACGCTGGATCGTTTGTCCAAGTTGCCGCTTGGAACGTACCGTCCCACACCCCGCTATAGGTAAGCCGCCCTAAATGCGTTGTTGTGTCTACGGTTGCGTTGCTTGGGATGCGTACTTTGATCCCACGAATTAAATACTTGCGTGCTGGGATGTTTGAGAACTGGCGCGAGTCAAAGCGCAGGTGGCACAGTGCGCTGTTTGGGTAGCGCAGCTTTTCGTCAATGATTTCGGTAAAACTTGACCAGAACGTGCGGCTCTGGTTCTTTGTCGTTTGGTTGTCAGCGGTAACCCTGACTAATTTAATATCGACAGGGAACGCTCCAGTGAGCGTAATAATGTGATCACGCAGATACTGGTCGCTACTTTTGCCGCTAATAGTTCTATCGCCGCCGACAGTGTTAAAGCCGCCGCCGTTGTATTGAACCTGAATCCTGTAAGTAACCGAGTTACCTACAATATCGCCGTCATCTTCAATTTTTTGCAAAGAAGGAACTGAAATTGTAATTCTTACGCGATCAACGTCAGTGTCTGTAATTGTTCGCGTTACTGCGGTGCTGTTTAAGATCTCAACTCCTACATTTTTTTCACTCTGTGTGCCACCAACGGCAGTTATGTAAGACTGAGCCTGCGTGCCGTTTCGGGTGTCAACAGAAAAGCCGGTGAAATTATTTGAGCCGCCTGAAGACTCAACAGGCGTTCCATCCAGAAAAATACCTTTGTTGCCGTTCTCAATTCCGTCAATCTCCCCTTCGCTTAGAAGGTCAAGAACAGAGGCAAATTGAACTGACTGCAGGCTGTCGTCAGCTTCCGTTGGTGTGCGGCTGCTGCCGCCACCGCCACCACCACCTTTTCCGCCACCGCCACCACCAGCACCGATGATTTTGCTGCCTAAGCCAGCATTATGAACACGAACACCGTTGGCGATGAAGGTGTGGCGGCCTTCAACCGTCAGGTTGTAAACCGTATGGTTGCCTAGCTCGTCGCGGCTAAGGATTGGCCGCAGCTGGTTTAGTGAATCAACGACGCAATCATCAGCTTCAAGCGTTCCAATCTCGACAAAAGCGTTGTACTGATTCAGCACCCAATGGTTAGGGGTCGCGTCTAAAAACTCACCGCCCCAAAGCGCGTACCTGACAACTCGTTCATTCTCATGCTTGTGGACCTTTAGGACTTTGGCTGAATGGATCTCGCCTTTGTCGTCAAAGCTCAGAACGCTTGAGCCAACAACGATCTCATCAATGCGAGTCTGCCCGCCAGGGACAGCAACAAGCGTCTCAGCAGTAAAGCAACCGCCACCGCCGCCAGCACCAATAATTCGTTTAGTCATCAGTGTCTAAGCCAGACGAAAGGACAGCAGAGCCAACAAACAAACGCCCATAAGCGATTGGGACGGGCAAGCCCTGTTTGCTGGTGTTGACCACCCCACTGAAGCTAAAAGACTCAAGCTTGGCAGCTTCCTTGCCTCGGCTCAAAGAGGAGACCTGCGGCGCTGGTGAAATCATCTGCGCCACCCCGCTAAGCACCAAAGAAGCGCCAACCGCAGAGAGTGCCGTACCAAACGCAGCAGCGTTCAACACGGCTGTAGTTGAAACACCAATAGCAGCCTGTGCGCCAAAAATGCTAGTTGTTCCAAACAATCCCGCGCCAGGCAGCAAAAAAGAAGCAGCAATTAAACCAGCCCCAAGCAATATCTGACCAGTGCCTCGCCCCGCTCCGGCCAGCACAGGTGCAATCCTGAACACCTCGCGTTCGCTCCAAGGCAAGAACAGCCCGGTCACGTCATCGTTATGAACCACGTCTCGGCCAACGGTCACCCGATAGGCCATGCCGTCCTTTTCTTGATCCAGCATCCACTTCTGCAGACCTGGAAAATTTGCAAACAGCGCCTTTAATGCCTGCTGCGGCGTATCAGCTACAAACTCAAACCGGCCTTGCCCTAGCTGCTCTCGCAATGCGCCGTAGACCTTAACGACTTTCATGCCTTAAAGCGCAACTCACGTTTTTCAAATAATACCCGCCGAAAACGTCCCTGCTCGACAGCCTTCCTTGTATGTGGTGCAAAACCTGCTGATCTCCGATGTAGATCGCTGCGTGGTTAGGCACAGGCGAAGACAGCTGCATCAACAGCGCATCGCCCCGCTGCAGCTCTGACACTGGGATACGGCGAAAGCCCTCTTTTTCAAAGTTGTCCAGATACAAGTTTTGACCGTTCTCCCACCACTGATCACGCCGTTCATAGTTATGTAGATCCAGGCCCCACTCACGCTTGTACCAATCGCGGCAGAGTGAATAACAATCAACTAGGCCATGCACAAACTCACGCCCTACATAAGGCAGCTCAAACCCTTCTGGTTCGCAGTATCCCCACAGCTCTGTGTTTGGGTTGACGACGTACCAAGGCAGCCCGCTGTTTTCGCACGCCACACGGTCAGCCGGTGATGGGGCGTGATTTGTAACTGGGTGGCTATGAACAACGGCAATAATTTCACCACTGTCTTCCGTTTCTGCATACTCCGCAGAATCGAGCACAAAATGCTCATCTGGCGTCTCCGCCAAGTTGGTGCAGGGGAAATAACGACGCCTGCCTTTTACAACAGCGACTAGCCCGCATGACTCTTTTGGCGCTTCTTGTTTCGCGTGCTCTAGCGCAGCCTGTTTGATTGACGGTGGCAGCGTCATTGGGTCAAGCCAGCACCGGGGAACGATCCAAAAGGCAACTCAGCGGAAGCACCGAACCGTGCCTTGCAACTGCTTAGACGCTTGCCACAACGATCATCTGCGCGAGCGGTCTGAGCGTTGTCGTTGACATCAAAGAAGTCAGTGCCTGAATAGCTGCACTCTGTGCCGCGATACTCCCACTGACAAATGTTTGCGACGATTTGCCTCTTAGGAACAACCGTCCCGGCCATATCAAACTTGCTTGCCAGCTCAAAGCTCACAGCATCACGATTCTCAGATGCCTTGCGGTCGATATACCAGATTTCTTCTGGGAAACTTGCATAAGGGTCTGCCGCCGTCTCCCCATCCAAGAATTTCTTCAGCGTGCGGATACGTTTTACCTCTGCGCCCGTAAGGTCATTTCCTGGCGTAACAAGGTTTACTTCTAAAAGCAGCGCCGTAATTTCAGTGTTTAAGTTTGCGACCGTTAAGGTCGGGCGCGGCAAGCTGCCAGTGCTGGTGTACTCAAACCCTTCTGCTTTTACAGGCAGCCTGAAATAGCTGTTGCCGTTCCAAAGGATATTGCCGTCAACATCTGCATTTGCCCCGCTGTGCCAACGCACGACTGTCGTTGCGCCGTGCAGGTCGTTATCAAAATGCAGCTCAAACAGTTCGATGATTGCGCTTGGAGCAAGCTTGGCTAACTCCTCATGAATTGAGCTAATCGCCGTCCATGTAACCGTGCTATCAACGACAGTGCTGCCAATGTCTGTAGGCCACTCCGGCTCTGAACTAGCAGACGTTCCAGCGGTTGTGCAGCGAAAAACTAAGCCGCTTGGTTGCAACGCCGTGGCGCGTCGAACGTCACCAATAGAAAAAGCAGTGCTAGCGGCCCATGCAGTGAATGCCATTACGGTTCAAAGACTTGCCTAAATGTTGCCTGAATCGTAGCCCGATCTAAAAAGTTGATTGTTTTGCTCCAGTCCTCACAGACAAATTTAGAGCTAGCGGCCTCCCCTGGTGGCGTGAAATCAAACGCTTCATTATCTGCAGCCCTAGCGTCTAAAAACGTCTCGATGGTGTCTGAGTCAGTCTCTGAGACATTAAAAGTTAGGCTAAAAATTTTAGGGTTTTGGTTAAGGCCAAACGTCAGCCTCTGTTCGTAACCATCACCGAAACGCACAGTGCGCACTGATGGTGCGCTTGATTTCTGCATCCCGTAAACAGGATTGAAGTCAGGAAAAGTAGCCATCAGGTTGCCAGCAAGCCTCCAGGTCGTTTTTGTTTGATTAGCTCAGACTGAACGGCGGCACCGATCACTTTGCCGAGCTGCGATGCCCCTGAGTCGTCGCCTTGCACTTGAGACCCTGACGCATCCACATTTACTGTTACATTAGCTCCGCCCATTGCATGGTTCGGCACAACATTGCCTGACGACCTAGGCACAAATAACTCAGGGCCGCGCTCACCTACTAAGAACGATCTGTTTGGGCTAACAGGGCCACCGTTTGCTCTTGCGCCGCCAAACAGTTTTCCAAGGAATCCGCCGCCGGCACCTAATCCACTAAACGCGGTGTTGATGCCAAACTGAAGCAAAATGTTGGCGATATTTCTAAGTACGTTAGACGCAACCTCTGCCAAAGATTTAGTTCCATCTACGGCTGCGGTTAATGAATCGACAACTCCGGTTTTGATTGAATCGCCAATACTTGTGTAAAAATCTGCAAGCTCCTGCGCAGTCTGTTTTGCTTTTTCTTTTAGCTTATCCTGTTCTTTTTGTTGGCCTTTTAGTGCCTCCTCCTGGTCAATCAGTACGCCTAAAGTTTGTCGCGCTTGTTCCCTGCGCTCTGCGCCTTTGATTCCAGTGCGATCCAATATCTCGTTAATGCGTTGACGCCTCTCCTCTTCCTGTTCAGTGCCATCTAACCTCGCCTGGGAAAGCTCATTGGCTAACGCCATTTTTGTCAACACTTTGCCGAAAGCCTCATCAGCTTTTAATATTGGGTCCAAGCCGGATTGGGCGAATTTAGTAAAAGCGTCTATAGCTTCTTTTGTCTTCTTTGTCCTGCCTGAAGGTTTACTTGCTTCTTGACCGGCTAGTTGAGCTTCCAATTGTGCGCGCAAAGCAGCCAGCGCCGGGTCTTCAGCAGTAGTTTCTGCTTTAGGTGCTGCCTCTAAAACTTTGCGCCGCTCTGCTATCAATCTTTTTTGCGCTGATATTGCTGTTTGAGTAGCCATAGCAAGTTTTGTCATGCTATCCGGGGCGTTAGCACTTACCCGCCGCGTCGCTAAATCTGCGCGGTTTAGTGCCCCCGACATTCTGTCCAACTCATCGACTGTTCCTGATATAGAGGGGTTTAAACCCTCTACAGCAGTTTTTATTGAGTTCAATCCACCTTCAGATTGCAAAAGAATAGTGCTGAGTCCTTGAAAAGTTGCACTTGCTCGTTCAAGTTCCCCAGTAACTAAATCTCCTAACTTAGCCACAGCTTTGCTCGCTGCGCTTATTATTTCGTTCAGTGTGCCTAAAATACGTTTTAGCGCAGGCCCCAAAACTGTGTCTAAACCTCTCGCAACATTTCCTATATTGTTTACAATACTTGTGGTCTGAGCGCTAACAGTGCTCCCCAAATCATCTGTAGCTTGTTCGGCTGCTCCTGTGGCATTCTTTTGATTTTCTAGGCTTGTATTGAACTTAGTTAAATTATCATTAGCCAGCGGCAAAATTGTCGCTACCGCTTCAACGCTGCCGAACAACTTCGTTAAAGCAACCTCACTGCCTCCAGTTTTCTTGATAACCTCCTCTAAAAAGCCCCCAAACCCTTTAGCTTTTATAGCGGCAGAACTAAATTCAATTCCAAGTAAATCCGCAGTGTCTTTTGCCTCTTTGGTTGGTTTTATAACACTCGCAATAGCCTGACGTATCCCCGCAAAAGTGGACTCAACCGGAACGCCTGTTGCAGTAACAGCGGAAATGGCTGCGTTTAACTCCTCGACACCTACTCCAGCGGCTGCCGCAATGGGGGCAACTCGGCCAATCTGTGCGGCATATTGCGCAACAATGATCTTGCCATCATTCTGAGTTTGGATAAATCCATCGACTATTTTTGCGGCCTGGTCTGAACTAAGGCCATAGGCGTTTAAAACAGAAGTTGTCGCATCAGCAACAGTGTTTAAGTCAGAAAGTCCGCCTACAGCTCCGAAGCTCGACGCCTTCAATATGTCGGCGGCTGATGCAGCGTCGTTAAATCCTGCGGAAGCTACGTTGTAGGAGGCTGCCAGTAACTCCGTCTGGCTGACAAGACCCTTCACTTCATTACTGACGCCTAGAAGCCGCCCCCTTAGCTGTTCAGAATCAACCCCAAGCGTTCGTACTGCTGCCGCAGCTTTATCAGCTTCAGAAAACCCTTTGACAAAACGCCGTATAGCTTCTCCCGCACCAATCAAAGGCACTGCTTTCAGCGCCGCACTTAAAAGATTTATTTTTCCCGCAAAAGCGCCTGTACCGTTTGCTGCTGAACGCGCCGCGTCGCCGGTTTTGACAAACTGCCCCCCAGCATTGCGCATTCCGCCGTTTAAGGCTTCAACCGCTTTCTCTGTCTTGCGGCTCTGCTGCGTTACGCCTTTGAGCTGTTGGTTTGGCTGTTTTGCGTCAAGCTGAAGCGCAACTGATGCAATAACTCCAGCCACAGGTCAGCACCAACACTCATCACAGTCTACCGCCGCCGTTTGGCCTTTTTCATGGCCTCTTCATGCTCATCATTCAGCAGGTCAAAATAAGCAGACCAGATCAACAGCTCCTCGTAAGTCAGCTCTTTGTTGAGCTTGGCCAGCGTGTAACCAAGCTCTTTCGCAACTCCTAGCTGCAGTTTTAAGAGGTTGTCTTTTTTGAGCTGCTGTTTCAGGATTTTGGGTCTGCCGCATCCTCCTGCCCAGCAGTCAGAACCGCAATCATTAGCTTTTGCAAATCAGCGTCACGCACCTCATGCTTTAGCTCTGCCATTTCTCCCTGTTGAAACAACCGCTGCCCGCTTTCGTCCTGAGCTTTCAGGATCAAACACTGCAAAGCAAAAGCATCTGTGTCGTTGTTTGTGTTTTGCTGTGCACGTTCACGCTCTGCCATCGTCAGCGGAGCAACCCACATCTCAAAAGTTGAACCATCTGAAAGCTCAACGCTCTGCTTAATAGGCTGTAAATTTGCGGACTTCTTGAGACGATCAAGGGCACGCAATGAAGAGGAGGGCATACAAAACAGTTACTCCTTGAGATCTTAGGCATAAAAAAGGCCCCAATACAAGTGGGGCCGTTGCACGTTGTGCGGCTAATTAGCTTCTTGCGAAGTCAAAAGTTGGTGCCGCTGATGGGCGGAAACTGATCTCTACAGATTGAGGATCATCAGGGTTCACTGAGTAAGAAGCAGAGGTGAGCACTGCTTCCATCTGGATGAACGTGCTAGACGAGTCAGCAGGGTCTGAACCAGACAAAACCAAGTCGGTAAACAGCTTGAAGGTGGCACCTGCTTGCTTGCGCTGGATAACGTCCTCAATCAGGCGAGTTGCAATGGTGGTGTCATCGTCAGTAGTGAAGACAGTGCAACTTCCAGTGCCGTCCGCGAAGCCAGTGATAAAGCTTCTGAATGGAGCGGTCTGGCCCAAGGTGCCGCCGATTGCTGTCACGTCCAGCTCTTCGCGGGTTACTTCGAAAGACCAGTTGTTGATATTTCCGACTGATTGAAAGTCAGCAAAATCAATAGTGAAAGGCGTGGTGCCATCAGTTCCGTCATCAGACAGAGCCAGCTCCGAACCGCCTGCAGTAGCTGCAAAGGTAGCGATACCCGTTGAAGCTGTGTAGGTTCTGATGAAAACGTCGGTGCTAGCACTCAGGCCATTAGGCAGCGTTCCGCCAGTGCCGGTGCCAAAACTTACCTTGTCGTCAACCTTAAAATTCAGGAAAGTGCCGACGTTGATGTTGTTGCTGCCGCTGGTGACAGCCGCTGCTTTGAACGTACTTTTTGTACCAGCAGGCTTGTAATAGAGAGCGCCGGACGTACCGGACAAGACAGTAGCCATGATGTTTGAGCGGTAGTGGCTTGATCCAGCTTATTGTAAGTAAGCATTGAACGTCACGCTAACCTGAGTTTGCAGGTAAGCCTCAGGAGCGCCCGGCTGAACTGTCACCGGCCCTGATGCGGCGTCAAACGTAACACTGCTTACAGTGACACGATCAAATAAATCTTTGACGCGCTCAGCAATCGTGTAGTTCGCGCCTGTACCGACGCCAACTGCTGTAAAAATGTCAATCAACACGATTCCGGCTTGCTGGTTGAAACCTGTTGTTGGTGCCTGCAGGGTTAGGTATCCGTTGTCGTTGAACTGAATACCAACCTGTATCCAGCTACTGCTGTCAGGTGGCGTGAAAGGTACGTTTGCATACGCCACACTGATTGCTGGAGATTCAGCCATCTCTGTGGCAATACGCCCTTCAATCGCTGCGCGTACATCGTTGAAAGTGCTTGTCATGATTCAGCCGAAATTTGCCTTGCTAGCCGAGGGATAGCGTTTTGAAGACGTTTCCCGCTAGCCCGCACCCACCCAGGTCCACCGGTTTGAATGCTGCTGCCGCCCCCAGGTTTGTCATAGGTAGTTACAACTCGCCTCGGGTTATACCTAGTTTGCGTTTTTGAGCCTGACCCGGCTGCTCCGAACTCAAGCTTGTCCGCGTAAGGCAGATTGTTGTAGATGTTGTAGACGTTGCCAACTTTTTCCTGTTGATAACCGATTTTGTTTGGTTGGTTTAGGTCTGGCGAGGGGTAAGACCCCTGCCCAGCAGGTGCTCCTTCAAAAGACATATCATTCTGTCCTACGGCCCAGCTGACGCGAAAACGCCCTGTGTCTACGGGGCTTTTGCTTACAACAGATTTGTAACCTTCAAGAACAGCGGCGCGAACTAATTTATTCATTTGCCCCTCGGTGAACTCAGCAATCTGTGAGATTTTTATGCGTCGTGCCATCTCAAGACCTCAGGATCAATTCAAAAGTGACAGGCTCGTTGGCCTGCTCTGATGTGTTTATTGAAATGATTTGGTAAACAACGGAATCAATAACAACGCGGTCTTTTGTTGTGGGGACTGTGTCTAGGTCGCTAGCGGCAACTTTGAGCCGCTTGTCTTCGGCCTGGATTAGGTCATTCACCTCAGATTTAGTGACGCCTCCTACGATTCCGGCAACATCAACGTCAGTTGTAGTTTCGGCGCTGACCCCTGTTGTTGTGTTGTACGTGCCAGCCGTTACGTAACGCACAGTTACATCGCCGCCCAGCTTGCCGATTGCATTTGAGGCCGCTTTGCGTAGCGAGTCAACAAGAGCCATCAGAGGTTATAGGCAAGACACGCACCACTGGTGAGCGTGATGCTTGTGATGACCCCGCAGATTTCGGTGTCGGCAACGAAAGTTTCGCTAGCCAAGCTGTTGCCGGTTGCGTTCTTGACGGTGATCGCACTGATTACAGTGTCTTCTTTGAAATAGATCTTGCTGAACCTGCCTGTATGGGCGTTGGTGTCAGAGATGAATTCGAAGCCGCCTGATAGATCCTCGTACATGGTCAGCTCCGTTTGATAGCGATGTTGCCTGGTCCGCTAATTCTAAGGCCCGTCAAGTACCTTTCAAACATCGGCGGAACACGGTCAGCACCTACTGCCCCAGTTTTGTCTGGGGTCACGTCCAAATCACCGATCTTGACATTCTTAAAGTCCTCAAGGCCGCTAAGGCTGATGCCGTCAACATTGTTTTTCAGGTAGACGGCCATCTCAATCTGAGCACGCTTGACCTGATCTGGAATCTCCGTGTCTGTGAAGTAATCGTCAGAAATGCGAAACGGAAAGCCTGTTGCGTAATTATTGACATATGTATCGGGCTTACGAACGCCTGTGCGCGGCCATTGCAGGGCTTGCGTGTCTGTTGCCCGTGCTCCAAGGAATCGTTCACGGTCAAGCCTCTGTGCCGCTGCAGTTAGCGCACGGTTGCGGCTGTCATCGTTGCCCGTTGTCCACTTAGAGACATCAGAGCTAGAAATCATTGCCTCAACGAAGGTGTCAGCCTCTGACAGCGTCATGTAGCTGTTGGCGTCTGCCCCGCCCGCTGTTGCGTCGATTGTTACTGCCATCGGGCTTCGGAGTAGAAGTCTTTTTAGTCGGC